TTACTGTTATTTAGTATTCCCATTTAATCCTTATCCGTAAGATGCACTTACAGTTATATAAGCGTTTGTACCATTATCAAAATAAGATAGTAAGTATGAACCTGTAACACTAATAGTTGCTAGATCAGTTGCAGTAATTTTAGTATTAGCATGAGCTGTAATAGCATAGTTACTACCATTAGTTAGTAATATATATCCTGATTGACCTGCTGTATGATTGGTAAATGTTAGTGTACCGCCACCAGTAGGTGTGCAAGTAAAGTTATTAGCACCATCTTGATCAAACGATAAATCATTATCAGCAACTGGTGTGCTTCTTTGTGAACCAGTCCACGATTGGTCTTTGGTTAAATCTAATGTAAAGGTTGTACCACCAAGAGTTATACCTGCTCCTGCTGAATAAGTGGTGTTTGTAGGTACTGCCCAAGTAAGAACGCCAGAGCCATCTGTTTGTAAAAACTCACTTGTACCACCATCTGTAGTAGGAAATGTTAGTGTGTATGTTGCTCCTGCACTATGTGGTGGACTTTTAAGTTTAATGCCATGCGTGTTAGCGTAACAGTTTAGCTGTATGTAACCATCTTGTGAACCACTACCTTTAGCTTCAAGGCTAGGTACAGAAGCTGTAGATACTAAATTCAGTTTGTCTGTAGTAACTGCATCATTAACAATCTTATCAGTAGTAACTGCATTATCTACTATGTTAGCAGTAGCCACAACATCAGCACCACTAATTGTAGTGCCATCTAATAATACAGACTTATCTGCTGCATAGGTACAAAATACATCACTTGTGCCAGTAAGGTTTAACAATGCACCTGTGCTAGAAGATATGTAAACTCTAGTTAAAGTTGTTCCTGATGCAGTATACTGACCTTTTCCTACTTCCCAAGCAGCACCATTTAAAATAGTGTAATAAGTATCGTTTCCATTACCTATAGCAGCAAATGATTGAAACCCTGCACTTGCACCTGCCAATGTGATTGTGCCAGTACCAGTAGTAGAAGTCGTTTCTTTTACTCTATCTTTTACGACAAAAGCCATGATTAATCCTCTATGCTAATGTTACTGTTAAGTTACCTGCTGTAATTTTAAACACATCACCTGTATCAATAGTTTTGGCTGCATCTAAAGCTGTATGATAAATCATATTGTTACTTCCACCGATAGCAGAATCCCATAGACCAATCCATCCTACAGTACCCCATGATGCACCTGCTGCTGCCCATGTTGTATCTGTAGTAGTTGCTTCAGAAACATCAGTACCTGTTGCTGCAGCAAAATTTGCTTGAACCCTTGCGTAACCAGTACCAGAAACTTCTGTACCAGTACCTGCATCTGTTGGGTCTGCTGTGTGTAAAGAAACATACGGGTCATTAACACCTGCGTATGATGTACCATTTAATGTAAGATTTAAAAGTTTAACTTTTAAATAGCTAGACATATCACTCATAATAATTTACCTCGTTGAGTTAGTAATAGAAAGTGGATGAGCTGGAAAGTCAGCTTCATCATCTGATCTTTGTAAAGAATTAACACCTCTGTCATACATAGATGACCAAGTTTGTATTCTTTCGTCATTCATCAAGAATGGCTCTGCCTCACCTAAACTTGCGTAAAGCAGTAAATCAGGTGTTGTTGCCAACCAAAGGTTTGATGAAACTGTGTCGCTTAAATATGGTGGTTTATGATAATAGACCATTTTTAGCGTGTATTCTGTATCAGGAATAGGAGCAAATTGAAACTCACTACCAAGCAATGTATAAAAGGTTGGTGGTCCTGATACTAAAACTCTTGCATTTCTAAAAAAGTTACTGGTTGATTGAAAAGTAACTGTTTGTATTGGGTTAGTAGATGATATATGTATATCTTTCATAGCTACAAAGTCTGCTGGTAATTCTACTGTAGCATCACCTGCTGTAGTTTTAGTAGTAGCAACTTTTAGCGTTTGTCTAATATACAAATCTCTACTTAATCTATCTTGTGCAAGTCTAATAAACTCTGGTATTTGTGTTGTTAAATCAGTACGAGCCAAGTAACTAGCAATAGTTGCTTGTAACTGTGCAAAATCACCGAAAAATGCCATTATATTCTACCTTGTTTTGTTCTAAAAAATCTATTATCTGGGTCGTTTAACCATTCTTTAAACTTTTTTTGGTCTAATACATGAAACCCTCTCATGATGCCCTTTTGGTTTAATTTATCAATAACAGTCATAGGAATAGATGCTATCTTATTATCAAATACATCATTACCCCAAGATGTACTAGCTTGGTTATATTCTTGTTTGTTTTTTTCTACAATATCAGTTACATCTTGTGCAACCTCTATAACAGAACCATTGTCTGTGTCGTGTTTTTTTGCTTTTCTAAATTGTTTGTTTTTTAATTGGTCGTTTAATTTACCCATAATAATCCTTATGATACTGCCCACCGAAGTGGGCATATATCAATTAGTATTAAGATACTAATAAGTCAGCAACGATACCATGTGCTTTCTCGTTAGATACTTGCAGAGTGTACTCTGTAAGCATTTGATGTTTTTCGCTGTCACCAGTTTTAGCCAATAGGTTAGACTGGAATGGACGAAGTGTTGCAATAGATGCCATAGATGGGTCAAGTACAAGAGCTTGTTCTCCTGTTCCTGTTCCTGTATCTCTAGTCATAAATCTGTCAGGTACAACAGATAAAGTACCAAAGTCTGACATATAAACATCAGCAGCACCTACAATAGTAGTTTGCTTATCTGATGGAGCCATGTAACGCTGTGCTGCAATACCAGCAAAAGTTGATACTACTTGTTTCTGTGTTGGAGGTACAACCAATAAAGTTGGATTACCACCACTTTCAAACACTTTTTTAACACATTCTTTTAGTTTATCTTCACCAAAAGCTAAAGGAGTTCCTTTAGTACGAGTAGCAGTTCCGTTACCACCTACAGGACCTGCTGGAGAGCCTGCTGTAGCTTCTGTAACATAGTTAGTTAATAACCATGTTTGGATAGAACCAAGTAATCTTGCTGCTGAAGCTGAACCTGCGTTTTGAGCTACATTACCAAGAATAGTTTTTTCCATATCTCGTTTTAGCTCTTGTCCTGCTTTAGCTAATTGATAAGCTGTTTCTGTCTTACGACCTGCTTTATCAACTGCATCAAGAGTACCAGAGATATGTACTGTTTTACCTTGAATTTGTGTTCTGTTACCTACACGAACTGTAGGAGTATCAGAAGCACCTGAAGCATCATCACCTTCTACAAGACCTGTTGCAACTGCATCAGCTAATGTATCAGTTTGCCATTCGTGGTAAGTTGCTGTTGCTTTTGTTTTACCAATAGATGAAACTACTGGTGTTTCTGTTGGAGCAATGCTGTAGATTGTGTTGCTTAAATCTTCACGCTGTCCAATAGCTGTATAAGTTCTAAATTCTGCCATTGTTTTTCCTTAAATAAAGTTTTCAAAAATAGCTGCTGCATCTCTGGCATCACCAGTTTGCTGTAGCCGTTTCATTTGTTTTTTCTGCGTATCGGTTACTGTTTGCTTTACTTTAGCTCCAGACTTAACCATCTTGGGAGCTTTAGCGACTTTTTTCTTAACGCCAGCTTTACCTGCCATTAGTTTGTCGTATTGTGCAGCTTTATGTAACACGAGTACATGGCGTGAATCATAGACTTGAGATAACTCTTCATCTGTGAAACCAACCTTTTTGCCATAGTTACGAATCTCACTTCGGAGTTGTTCGCCTTTAGCTTTGTCTGAAAACTCTGGTAAGGATTCTGCTAGTTTTTTTGCTTCATTAGCTACAAACTCTTGCATTTGTGCTGTTCTATCCGATTGTTGCTGTTCAGCAAGTCGTTTTTGTTCAGCTTGCACAGTTTGTAATTGTTCTTTTTTTTCGGTCATTTCTGCGACCTTAACTGCATATCCTATTGGGTCGTTCTCTTTCATAGCAGCTAAATTTTCTTGACTGTCATTATTTCCAATCAAAAATTGTTCTACTGCTTGAAGTTTTTGAGCATAATCATCTCTAACTTGTCTAGCCTCAATAATAGCTTTAGCTTCTTGCTCAATGACTTTACGCTGTTCAGCTACTTCTTGAGTCTTTTTAGTATAATCAGAGCCGAGTTGATAGGATTTCTTAAGCTCATCAAGGGTAACTTCTTTTTCTTCACCTGCTGCTTTAATGGTGAAAGTTTGTTCTTCCTCAACTACTTCTTCTTCCTCAACTTCGGATTCTTCTTCAGCTTCTTCTTCCACTTCTTCTTCGGTTGTTTCAACCTCTGGTTCGGTTTCTTCTTCTACTTCAGTTTCCTCTACTTCTTCTACTTCTTCAGTTTGTTCCTCTACAACTTCTGGTTGCTCTGTGGAGTCCTCCGGTGTAGATAACATACCTTCAATAGTTGAAGCTGCATCTGATACTGTTAGATTTCCACTTTCCGTTGTTTCGGAAGTCATGGTGTCATCACTCATAATATTTCCTTATGCCATCTAGGTGTGGCTTTCCCATACAGGCAATATGCCTATAATATCTTCCATGATTTGTCTTTTATCTCATCATCTTTAGCAATGGATTCAAAACGATTCATGATCTCATTAATTACTTTAATACGGAGGTAAGCATGATGTCGTACTTCTTCTTGCTCCATATCAGAGTTAATGATTAATTCGGTTAATTCTTTTTTCATAGCTTCTATTTCATCAAGTAATTCTTGACTTTGTAGAAGGTTTCTAAATGCTTCTGATTTATTCATTATTTGCTTGCTATATTATTTATTTTGTCTAAAGCGTTTATAAGTTCTTTAGATTCATTTAAGTTAGTTTTTTTGTTTTCATTGGCAATTTTTTGTGCTAACTCCATTTCTTTCATGGCCATATCTGCTTCAAACTGTGCTTGTTTTTGTTGAAGCTCTAACATTTCTTTTTGTACTTTTAATTCTAATTCTTGTTTTTCTAAATCTAGTTGAGCCATTTTTTGTTGCATTTGCATTTGTGCTTTTTCTTGCTCTACTTGTGCAAGCACTTTAGCTGCTTTTGTATTAGGATCATCTTCTTTAGGTGCTTGAGCAGCTTGTTGAGCCATTTGCATAGCTTGTTCTTCTGATATTTCCATAAGAAATGCAGAGTCATCTTTAAAGCCTGCCATATTAATAAATTTAGCTAAAGTATCTCGGTATTGTTTTAGATTGACTAATGGGTTTGCTAGTCCATAACCTTTAATCACTTCTTCTTGTTTAGCAAGAATCATTTGCATAGTAGCTAGTTGTTCTTGTTTACCACCAGTACCAAGACCTACATTAACTGTAACATTGTATTGTGTATTCCATTCTCTAGGATTCATAGGAATAAAATTATTATTAATTTTTATAATGCGTTCTTTATCTTGATACTTACAAACAAGTT